GAAGGACCAATTGGTCGGCTAGACTATCTCATATTCATATGATCTAATGTTTAATCTATTTAACGATGGTAACTGTGACATTCTTACCAGATCGTATAACAAGTTCATTTATTTTAACTTGTCACAGTTTTTACATTAGATCACTTAGATCCAGGCACTTCGATTTAAGGGATTATTACCCACTCACTTGAGCCCTACACTACTCAGTTTTCATTACCGTATTACTACAATAATTATCCTTTCGCTAGTCGTTGAACCTTCTCCATATTTAAGTGTAAACTTAGGAGCTTGGCTGCGACGGTTACCCATTGTTCATATTATAGAGTTTTTACTATTCTCACTGCTTCCATTAATGGAGTGAGTATTATAATCTATTTCTAGTTATAAGTAGTATCTATAATCTTTAGGGAGTTCCCGCAATTCACCTGGTTTTTAGACAGTATTTCTACTGAATGGAACCCTATTTAATTCCTTTGAATCCCAATAGCTATACCTTTTTCGTACTTACTACTGGAAATTAACTCGTCTAAACAATCTGATACATCTTGATCAAAATGTTGTACCGCTCTAAATAACTTAGAATTTATTTCTTTATACTTAAATCCCATTTTACTCAATAAATTAAGTAAGTGTGGTCTAAATAACGTAACACCAATTCCCCATGGTAATTGAACTTGATCGTATTTATGTGGACCAGCAATTGAAGCTATTACAGCTCTAGCTGTAAAGTGTGATCTTGTTCCATACATATGTTTACGTAATATACCTTCTTTTGCCGATAAATATGTTTTAACATGTTCTTCATAAAGTTCAGCCATCTTTGCAGTTGTTCTAGCCATGGTTCTTTCTTTTTTTATTTGACTAGTATCGGTACAATGTTTAATAAAATACAGCACGGCATCAAAGGCATCAGCTATACCAATATTAGTATATCTACCCATAGAAGTATTTTCCATTACAAACATCCGTCTGTTTAATAGCGGTAAGTAATCTGAAAATATTGCTTTCTTATCTTTTCTAAACATTAATATTAATTCTCTAAATGTCTGATCTTTACTAGTTGTCTTACTCTTGAATTTCGGCATATTGCTTAAAGTAATTAAAACCTTTTCTAGATTTTTTGTCAACCAAAGATAACTCCTAGAAAATCCTTGTATCTGCATTAATCCCTGTACTATAACTTCAGTACCACCTAATGGTGGATTATAGTTACTATCACCAATCCATCTTAAGATATCTATTTTAGTACTTATTGTTCTAGATATCATTGTATAAAATTGTGGAGATATGAATTTACCAGCTCCTTCTATTGATCTAAACCATAGTAACGGATCCTTTTCACCGAATACTGACATTACTTTAGATCCACAATAATCACAAGTTTTACCCTTTGCGAACATTCCCTCAGTTTTACCACAGGCACACTTTGGTACCATTGTAATAGTATCTTTATCATAAACCGATTGCATGGTTTTTTCTACTAACGCTTTATCCTCTTTTTCCCAATATGATAGATTATTTAAAATAATCTTATCTCCTATCGTACTGTTAAAATATGCATCTAAGCTATATAAACTTTGTCGTATTGCCATTTTTTTCCTTTCTTTTAATGTAATTTTATAATATATCAATATCCCATCTTGGAGTGAATATGAAATATCAGAAAATTAATACTATTTAATTTTTTATATTATATATAGAAATTAAATAGTATGGTATTATTTGAACAGAAGGAGTAAAGTATGAGTAAATATAACCCTTTCCTATTAGATAAGAAAGATTATGTAATGGACTTAAACCCAGTTAAATCGTATGTAGAGCAAGCTAGTCTTTATATTAGTAAAACTAAAAATATATCATTGGAAGATGCTATTTTTAAAGTAAAGAATGTAATAAAAAATTCTGACGCAGTAGATCCAACAGTAACTTATTACGAAAGAAAAGACAACGGTGATAAGCATGAGAGTAAAATATCCTTAGTAAACTTTTTAGGTACTGTAAAAAAGAATAATGAATCACTAGCACCATCGTTTACATCGTATTTAGGAACAGATGTTAAAGATAGTCTACATAAGAACTTTGTATTAATAAATTTAAAGTCAAGAAGTGTAGAAAAAAAGTTAGCTAAAAACTTTAAAGATGAGGGTAATTTAGAAAAAGCCAGTTATCACGATGTTATGCAGAAAACAAAAAAGATTTTCAATAACTCACTATCTGGAGCATATGCTAGTAAGAGTACTATTTTATTTAACCCATCAGCACATTATACATTAACATCAATTACAAGGGCAGTAGCTTCAATTGGTAATGCGTTAACTGAAATTATGGTTTCTGGAAATAGACATTACAAAGACGGTGAAGTCGTTATGAATCACTTTGCTGCATTAATAAATGGAGTTGATCGAAAAAAGGTAGCTGATGCTGTAATTAAATTTAGTTTAAAAACACCTACTACTAATGATATAATGGAAATGGTAAAATATAATACACTTTTCTATTGGGGTAGTGTAAAAACTGAGAAATTGGTATTTGATTTTGTAGAGGCTATGGATGACATAGATAAATGTATAGTATTATATGTAAATGATTTATTCCATATTAGAAAACATAATGAAGAATTTATGAGAATTTTTCTAAATAAACTACATAGAAAACGAATTGGTGCGGTAAACCCTGATTATAAAAGAATGGAAGAATCTGAAGAATATGTAATGAACTTAGTTCATCACATATGTACAGATGAAATACAGGGTAAAAGAATAGATTATAAGGATTTACCAAATGGAGTTATCTCAGATATAATGATAGCCACTACAGATGGTGTAAATGATACTATTAAAGATTATGAAGATTTTATAAAAGCATTTTTCACTAGTAATGTAATGCCTGTTGACATAGCGTATATAAAAGAGATGACTAGAAGATGTATAGTATTATCAGATACTGATAGTACATGTGGAAGTTATACAAATTGGGTAGAATGGTATTTTGGTAAATTAGTATTTAGTCCAGAATCAATAGCGTTATCTGCAGCTGTAATGACGGTTACTACACAAGTCATTGATCATTTTCTAAAAACCCTATCTGGTAACATGAATGTAGATCCAGCTAACATGCATCATCTGGCAATGAAGAATGAATACTTTTGGCCTGTCTTTGCACCAGCATCAGTTAGTAAACATTACTATGCAGGTATTAAAGTAAAAGAGGGATCTGTTTACGTAGAGTTAGAAAGAGAGTTAAAAGGTGTAAATTTTATCGCATCTAATATACCAGTAAGATATCAAAAAAGATTACATGATATGATTGATACTATCTTAAAAAAAGTATCAGAGAATGAATTACTAGATCTACCTTTTTGGATAAATGTGGTAGCTGATATAGAAAAGGAGATAATAAGTTCTGTGCATAAAGGTGATGTATCTATTTTAAAAACTGAAAAAATTAAAGATAAGGGTGCGTATAAATTAGAATGGGAAAGATCACCTTATTATCATTATGAATTATGGCAGCAAGTTTTTGCTGATAAATATTCGCAATCTGAACCGCCACAAATAACCGCTTTAAAAGTTCCAACTATTTTAAATACAAAAAGAAAACTAAGTGATTTTTTAGAAAACATAAAAGATGAAGCTATAAAAAGAAAATTCACTGACTTCATGACTAGACATCCAAAAGATAGTTTAGGTACTCTTAGGTTACCCTATACGTCATTAGCCGTTCACGGTGTACCTGATGAGATTAAAGATGTAATAAACATTAAACGTATTATAAAAGATATAACCGCTCCATTCATACTTGTTTTAGGAACACTGGGATATAATCTTAAAGATGATATGACGTTAACTGAATTAGGATATTAAAAATAAAAAGACACGCACAGTAACCATGTGGTTACTGTGTATTACTCTATTTCATTAACAGGGGTTGTTAGGTAAATTGAATTTACAAATGTGATCCTATGTTTATTATTACTTTCATCTAAATTTTTACCCTTAGCTAAGTATTCTAAACGCTCTTCTTTAGACATTCTTATAAAAATCCTAGCTTCCATTTCATTACAAAATCTTAATCTAGCTAATGGGTAATCACCATGTCTATGATCAACACCAGTTCTCATCATACTTGGATCATGATGTGGAAATCTGATAGGTGTAGTTGAAATAGTTATCTTACGAGTTATCTCTGATATAAACACCTTATTAATACAATGAAAAACCTCACCAGCGTCATATCCAATAATACCTTCATTACTAATCCATAATCCAATCAACTTAATATCTTTATTATCATGACCATCTCGTATTTGCATGTTATGAGCAAGTTCGACCGCGACGGGTGTTATTATCGTATTCTTAATTTTTCTAACATAATGTACTACCATTACCTCTCCTTCTTTTACTTAAAAAAATATACATAGTAATCCAAAAGGATTACTATGTTTTATTATCATTATCTTCTTTGGTTATGATTCATACCAAAGTGGTTACCGCCGAACTGACCACCATAGCCCTGCTGAACAACATATGGTTGGAATGCATTAACGTTAGTAACACCAGCTCTATCAAACGCACCATTAGTGAATCCAAGTCCAGTTGGTCTATTGAAGATTTGGTTATCTTCAAATCTAGGGTTAAGTCCACATGATGTAAATGCGTTTAGCATAGTGTCAATGAAGTTATGACTAAATGTCATTCTCATTTTTCTACCAGTTATTTTAGCATTAATGCCAAGCTTTTGCAATAGCATTACTCTGTCGATAAATGCGTTATTACTCATTCCTAGTTCACTGTAAATGTAATCACCAGCTAGTTGTCTAGATGTTGTTCCACCTACAGAAAGAATATACGCAGTATCAATGTCATCAATAGTTCTCTGTGTACCATTTTTATCAATCCAAGTACCATCCGGAATTACCAGTGGTTCACTAGCAAAAATTTCACTAATAGGGAAGTTTGCTGGGAATGATCCATTTGTCATCTCAGCTAGTGTTTCAATAATCTCATGACTTGCAGCATTATAACCTTTTGCAGCACTAGAGAATGTTGACAATACAGAAGCGTTTTCACCGAATGCAATAGTATCTAAAGAGATAACTGGTGCTAATGAAGCGAATTTCATTATTAGAGAAACTCTTTCTTCTTGACTTAGTTTGACATTATTTACTTTTATAGCACTACCACCCTTTTCAGAATTTTCAATATTTGTAAGTTTATTCAAAACTCCAATGTCAATTGATGTTTCATTATTTGAAAGGATTGGTTTAATCCAGTTTACATCTCTAGCCATTACTGCTGTTGTAGCCAGTGATAGTAATGTATATCCTAGTGATGGCATTGACTGTTCAAAGTTAGTAACTACGATTTGTGGATGTAATCCAGTTTTAATAACCGGAGGCATTCCAATAACGTTTTCAGAATATTCTTCTGGTAAAAAATTAATTCTACCAAACGCTGTAGTAATAGAAGTTTCACTACCAACTGTATTAGGAGAAGTTTGAGATGTTTTATTAGTACTAGATAATTCAACAGCCCAGTCTACCTTAGTTTGTTGTCCAAGTGCATTGATGTTTGGTTGTGTTAAAGTTAATTGACGCAATTTAACAAATCCGGATACCGTCGATAGTGATGCATTTAAATCAATATCTTTTAATTCACCGGAAATTAATCCTAGTTCTAATAGACATGAGTTATAAGTTTCTACAGCTACTTCGTGAATTAAATTTTCATCTTCAATATCTACTTGTGCTGGAATTACAATACCTTGCATAGATATGAAATCTTCTTCTTTAACTTCTGGATAATTAGCTTGTAGTTGACCACGAACTACTTTATCTAACTCGTCATCAATCGCGTCCGTTGTAACATATGGACGTTCTTGAGCGTTAATAGTTTCCATGAAAGTATTAACAGTCATATCACAGTTACCAGTACCCTCTAATAGAATATTTGAATAGGTAATAATGTTATCCATTCGTAAAGTAATTACAATGTTAGCATATGCTAGCATTTCAAAACTAGATCTACTAAAAATATGTACGCCGATGCCATCATTAGCTTTAGTAAGAATTTTACTCAAGGCTTTAGCAAAAGCTACCTCATCTGCACCCATAGTCTTTTTAGACATGAATCCACCGCCCATGCCAAAGTTTAACTGCTTAAATTCTGATTTTGCCTTATTGGCTCCTAAGTTTTCTATTTCTACATTATCACTGGTGTTAATACCGCCAGTATCTGTTGTATGTATAGCCATTCGTTCTCCTTAAAATTGTTTTAACGTTAAGACAATATTTGTGCCTCACTATTATAATATGTTCATAACTTTTTTTAGAGTTAATGAAAAAATATTACACCTCTAATCTAATACATGTCAAAAGACATGCATGAGATATTTTGTTCTCATAATATAGGTATAAATAAAAAAATTATATTTTCTAACGTCCGAATAAACGGACGTTAGAAGTATTATATATTATTATTAAACATGTTTGTTACAAAATCATTCATGTCTTTTGAATTATTCATAAATGCCACAGCCATCCATGTATTTTTTAAAAAATCTAAATATTCTTCATTACCAGTTTCATAAGAATCTATTATTTGTTTTACCATACCGAGTTCATGTCCTGTATGTAAATAACCTTTATCTAGATTAATTATCATTTTATTATAAATATAAGCTTTAGTAGCTAATATACATAGTGTACTAAAATCTAAAAAACTTCTATTATTAATATTGGTCATGTTTATGTCATTTTCTAGAGTTACTTTTAATGTAAGTGAATCTAAATTAGGTAAATTCTCATGTACAAAAATTGTATTTTCTCCAATAATTTCTAATTTAGAACTTAAAATTATTCCATGTGTAGACATGTTTTCCACCATCTTCATTCCCTGTTGAAATACACCGCCAGAGAATGCTAATGTAGAACTTGTATGTATGTGTTGACTACTTATTAATGATGTTGCAGAAATTATTGATTTATTATTTGTAGTTGTTTTAGGAAAGTATACTACAAAACCATCCTGTGAATGATAATTTATAGTACCTTGTTTAATTTTTAAGGTGGTTGTTACACCACCAACTACATTACAATCTACCAGTACACGATGTCTTATAACGTTACTTAAAATTCTTTCATCTAAACTTTCCATGTTATAAGATCTAGGATCTGTAAAAGCTAGATTTAATATTTCTAGTGGAATATGGTTTCTAATGTTTTGTATTGCATTTACTACAGCGTTCATTTACTATCCTTTATAAACTTCTATCTTCAGTTATTTCTAATAATCTTTCATATGTAAACATTATTAATATTTCACCATTTCTTAGATCTATTGTATCTAATTTATTAGATGACTTTAATCTTCTCATTACTCTATTTAAATCATTAACGTGATTACTATTCTTCTTAATACCCCTGTTACCTAATGCTTCTAAAATATAAAGAATGTACTCAGAGCGACCTAGGTAATTAGACCATAGATTATTACTATTTAATACCCTACTTGATACGTGTAGTGTTTCATACGCATCTTTACTAAATACCATAGGTATTGATTTTAAAAATTCTTCATAATACATTTTCTTTCTATATAATCGTTTTTTAAGATAAAGTAATTCTTTATCGGTAATACTATATAAGTCTCTAGTATTAAATAAATGAGTGCTTTTAATATCTTCCATTTCATCTTCTATTAAAAAAAATCTATTTAATATAGAAGTTTCTAAAAAACTAGGAATTAAATTAGTTAATAAAATTGTGTATACAAAAACTGCTGGATCAACATCATAATCTAATTCAACTCTTTTTAAAGCCCATATTTTATACTGTACCATGAGTAATTTTACGTCTATGTCGAAAACAGTATAATTAATAAGCTCACCTATTTTACTAGGATGATTCATAGATAATCCAATTCCGTCATGATAAAGGATTCTAATGGATGGGATGTTTAAGTATGTTAAATCAGCATTAAATAAATCTATTTCAAAATCAGTATTAATTAATAGACTATCGGAGTCAGATATTATTTCTTTATTAATTATTTTACCTTTATTAATACTACTAGATACATGCATATCTTTTATAGTAAACATGTAAGTGGTATCTAATGCTGTAACATAGTCAAAAATGTTTTTAGTAAAATCTATGTCAATATGTTTAATTAATCTTACTAAAATATGATCATTATTTACTCTTTTTTCCATAGATTTATATTTACTATCTATTAAATTTAAATCATTTTTATAATATTTTATTACATTATCCCATGAAGAGGATCTTGTTACACCGTGTTGAATAGGGTAATCTCTATTAAATAGATTTATCATACATCCTCCTTAAAAAATTATTATTCATAAAAACAGTATATACAGTAGTCTAACATCAGACTACTGTATTTCTAATCTACTACTTCTATAGTTGTATTTATTAATCCGAGTTCTCTTAGAACTCTAGTAACTGATTGTAGTTGTAAATTACTTATATTTCTTATAGTTATCATAGCATTTAACTCAGACACCACTTCTATAGAATTAATGTTAATCCAATCTATTGAAAGAATAATCTTTTCTTTAGACACGTTTTCAAATAACACGTATGTCATATTATGAGCATGTGGTAAAGTGTTTCCAACTTCAGCATTTATTTGTTCATTCATTGTAAAAACATCACTGTACTTTACAGCTTCTATAGCATTAGTTAGTGATAATACTTTTAAATTTTTAAAATTACTTCCCAGTATACCTGAAGCTATTGTACTAAATGTATAACTTTTATTTATTTCAAACATCTATTTTCCTTTATATAATATCATTTAAACTATTTTACTCGTCAAAAAAAAATACCTCCACTACCTTTAAAGGTAGTGGAGTACTGTTTATTCTATGTGACAATGAATCCCACTTAAACTTATGTCAAATGTTATTAACGCATTTTCCATTAATCCATGATGAACAAAATAATCTGAATAGAAATAAACAAATCTTTCTATTATAGAAAAATACTCTTTTACAACATCGTCTTCTAACAAGTTAACCATTTCATTAGTTGTTATCTCAGCAATGAACGCGTGCATATTAACATCGTTATTACTATCTAGAACTATTCTTCTAGATATTAAAAAAATAGAATCGAAAAAGTCCACTAATTCCTGTTTAGTTAACTCTCTATCCAACTTACCTAAAGACAAGTTGGATAGTCTATCATAAACATCTGGATATTGAATGATTATATCCATGAGTTAGCCTTAATGTAGTTAAGAAATCTAGTCCATAACGACTGCTTAACAGCTAAGTCAAGATCATATGTTCTGAAGAAGGTATTCAGATTTATATCTTGGAACTTAAACGAGCATCCCGCCGCATGCTTATGACCACCACCACCAAACGACCTAGCTATTTCAGCCACGTCTACCCAGTTATCACTCCCCTCATTAGATCTGAAGCTTAACACTAGACTGTCATCGGTTATGAAGTACATTACTGCAAACGGATGTTTTATCGACAAGTTGTTACCCACCTCACTAATGAGTGTAGTGGTGTTAATGATTGGTGCCATAATGTTACCGATTTTAATAAAACTATTGCCAATTTTATTATCTCGGTTAACACTAAATGCTTTTCTATTAACGTAATCAACCTCGTACGCTAATACCGTTTTACCTGGAACTAGTAAATCGGATACATCATCCATGTATCTCATTAACTCATCTGGTTTTCTACTATCAAGTAGTCTTAATCCAGCTGATATCTCTTTACTATTTTCCAGCTTCCATTGCCATATATCTCTGTCTTGAATATATTTTAATAGAATAGGTGCCTCCTTACCGTCATTTAAAATCTTCCAGGTGAGAGTAGCACCTGAAAGATTCATGTCAAAAACAGCGAAGTCTAGATTCTTAAGATCTTCTTCGGCTGTCTTATGATGGTCGATAACTATTAAGTTATTACTAAGATCATTCAATAATAGTAACTCAGCTTTCTTAAAACTGAAATCTCCCATGATAACATTTCTATCCTCACAAGAGTCGATTACACTCTTGAAATTTTGTCCATACTGACAGTAGTGAACTGTCAACTCTGATGGCTTTACACCAAAAGTTCTAGCAACTGCTAGAACAGTTCCGGTACCGTCCATGCAATTAGCATGGGTTATAACAACCGGTAACTCAGTACCAGTTGTAATTTCTTTTACTAAATTTGTAATCTTTTCCATAATGTCTCCTTTGTTATTTCACCATATGTTTGGCTGCATCATTACATGCACTACGTCTATATTAATATGTTGACTATCTACATACCCTATAATGATATATGTATATAGATACTATGATATTAATTTACTATTAATATACTACACAACGGATGATTCTTAGAGTTCAGGTTCCACCCTAAAAAAATAGCATGTTGATAATCTTGCTTAAGAATAGTTTCTTTAATAAAAATTTTTATCTTATTCACATTATTAGAGGTAGGTATTTTGCAGTTTTCATTTTTACTAGTCAATTCTTCAATAATTTCATCCATGGATGTATCTAAATGATCTATTAACATTAGAGAAAAGATTATTTCAAATAGATACATATCACTATCTTCATGTGATTCATTATTAGGAATTTTCAATCCTAAGTCCGACATATCTTTTTGAATTACCACGTAATTTTTATACTCGATGTTAAATCCCATATTGTAAGTCATTAGATCCATAAATACTATCATATCTTCATTACTCCTTTCGGTATAAAAAATTACATTACTTATTACAGAATAATCCATTATTTTATCATAAAGACTTTTTCCCATAATTATCCTTTAACTATTTTTATTATAGCTGTTAAACTATTACCACTCCATTCATCTACATAAATACTATCACCATTAGAAACTATATTATCTAATGTAGAAAATAAATTCTTTATTACTACATTTAGTTTATTGTAAAGTAGATTTAGTTCATGTTCATTAGATAAATCATATATTGTAATTAGAGCAGTTCCTCTTATCCTATTTAATAATATATCAATATCTTCACTATCTCTGCAGTTATATTCTACTATAATGCTTTCAAAAATAATTTTTAATAACATATCATCTCTAGTGATATCTGAAATAAATTTAAAATGTTCTTGTAAATTCATAGATAGTTTTTTAACTTTCACACCAGAGACTTCTAAGTTTTCTAAACTGTCGTATTTAAAATTATTATTTAATGCACTAACCGTTTTCATATTTTAGCCTCCTTTTTTATCTTTTAAAAATTACCATACATAGTGTAAAATTTTCATAGTCTTCCTTACCAGTTATTGTTAATCCGTTAAATATTGAAAATAATGAATTAGGTAACATTATATTAGAATCATCATCTAAAAATTTAACAGTATCATCATTTATACATTCGTTGTAGCTAATCATAATTAGATCCACAGCATTAATTATAATTTCTTTTAACGCGTGTATGAAGTTTTCAGAAAAAGTTATATCTATTCCGAAACTATCTTTATATTTTATAATTAACATATCTTCTAATTCGATAGCTACCTTGAGCGGGTTTTTACGATTTTCCATCACCATCATTATTAGATATTGAAAAATGTTATTCATTTGAATTTTTGTAATAGATGTTTCAGTTTCTACTAATAAACATGTTTGTAATTTGTTATACATTGTAATTAAATTACTACATGACATATTTATAATACAAACTCGTTTTATATTTTTATCTTCTAAACACTCATTAATTAATCTACCCGCGAAATTATGTTCTATTATAGTCATCACTAACAAGCTCCGTTATATCTGTATTTAATACATCTAAATTTAAAATTCTATCTTCCTTTTTAGAATAAGTTATATTTTCTACAGCCATTTCATATCTAATGGCTCTAATATCATCACCTCTAATGCATGTGAGTAGTGTAGTGTCTATATTAAATTTATAATAACTAGTTAGGTTATTATTCATGAAGTCTGATATAAATTCACTAAATATTTCGTTATACATATCATTTACCTGTTCTAAAACATCAGTAGGAATATTCAACATACTTTCGATTACATCTTCGGGATGTTTTATACTAGAATCTATGGATAAAATACTATCTTCAATAACTTGTATTTTATCGTTAAAGTATAATTCTCTATGTGGATTATTTATTACCTGCCAGGCATCTAAGTAACTTATTAATATCTCAGCTGGTAATATCGGTAAGAATGGTATAGTATTAATATATCCTCTATTTATCTGTTCTCTAGTAGCTACTAGACAGTGATCGATGTCTACAATATCACCTAGACTATTGTCTTTTGGTAACTCGGTAAATAAGTTTACTTGTAAATTATTACCTGTATAAAATAAATTCTTATCATTAGTTATTGGATAAGTTTTATTTTTAAAGTATATTCCAGGTTCATGGGTTAAGTCTACATGTGGTTTAATTACATTACTTACTCTAGTATAAAACCAATTTAAATCTAATGTTAATATACTGTGCATGGTCATTTTAATTCCTCTAAGACTATTATTACTTGTTTTTTAATAATTATTACATCTAAAAACATTTTATTATTTCCTAAATTGAAGAAATGTAATCCGTATTTTAAAGTTATTAATTCGGTTATTTCATTAATTCCTATGTTAACATTCCTTTTATTAACTTTAAATGCTTTATCTATGTATATAGATTCAATGTGAGTTTGTGGTGATGTACCTCTTATTGTATTAACAATGCATAATGTATATAATTGTTTTTTAAGTCTATGTAGGGTATGTATATCTACATTTACTATTTTATTAAAAGAGAGTACTTCCTTAATACTCTTATTAACGTGTTTATCTATCATACTATCTTCAAACGTCAAGTTCTTTAACATTCATTTCTCCTTTTATTTTCATCAATTAAATCACTCATCTATAGTTTTTAAATGGATAGAATTACTCCTTAAATCAATTCTATTTACTTCTTAATACAAATCATTAAGATTACTATGTAAAGTGCTTATATTACACTATGATAATATATCTATATTACTATTTATAATTAATCTATAAATATAAAATCTATAGTTTTTCTTAGGTTAGTTACATAGTTACTAATTAGTATAATATATATTAATTTCTTATAGGTTAATATTGTATACTATTAATTTAAGGTTCTATTCTTATAGTTTAATATTATATTTTATATTACTCTATTATATGATTATAATTAATATTATAATACACTGTATTCTCAATGATAAGGTATTTCTTAAGGGTCTATTATTCATAGATCAAACAGCTCTACGTCTCCTTTATTATGAGTTATATAGATGCTATGCAATGGGGATATGGGGTAGGAGATAGGAATGGAGATAGGTTCCAAGGAAAGAGGAAAGGAAAGAGGAAGGGGAGAAGGGTAAAAAAAGATAAGTAATACACTAGTCCTATCATGGACTAGTGTATGTTATTTAAAGTATTAATCCAGAATCAGAATCTTCTAATTCATCAGCTACTATGTTGTTGTTAATCTTATTAAGTATTTCAATATCATTATTAATAACATCAGTTACTACTTTAAGACACCCTTGACTAGACGTCAAAGTAACAGGTAGGTTATCCATGCTAAAGAAATCAAATACTTCATCTTTAACAACTATACCAGTTTTATCATGTAGTGAGTTTACTGTTAATGGAGATTTCTGTTCACTATTACCAACAATGGTTCTAGTGTTTGTTATAGTACAGAATTCTTTAGGACTCACAGTACCCATTACAGATTCTATAAAATAGATACCAGTTGGTACTTGAATTGTTTTATACTTCTTTTGATTAAAGAAGTTTCTCATATCGTTTCTATCAATGTTTAGATTAACATCAGATAGGAATAATGCCAGTGTAGCTATGAATCCAGTGATTCTATTGTTAACATTCTCTAGACGCTCATGTTCAATGCCTACTTCGTCACTATTATTAACATAAAATAATGATAACGCTGAATCAGTTATCTTTGCAATTGAACCAAGAGTCTTTAATGTATTGAGAGTATTCTTAGCACTCAATAGATCTTTATTATCTCCAACCATGATAGCTACTGCGTTCATACCCTTAGTTAATAATTCTTTAACTAGAATTGGACCTAAAACAGAACCACTCGTTATATTCAATATATGTCGTTTACATATATCAGTTCGTTTATGAACTTCTTTACATTTCTGTAAAGACTAGATCATATCTTTATCTTATTGTTTAATCTAATTAATAATATATCGGGATTATTAATTAGTTTTTTAATTTCTTTTAAGTTAGCATTTAGTAATTTTTTAGTCAATTTAATTCCTAGAACAAAGCAAAGTTTAGGATTGCCAAAAATTATCATCTCGTTGTTATCGTCATCGATGAGTTTATAAGCTCTTTTAAAAAATCTATGATCATACACACTATTTAATATGAATTCTTCGGAATATGTAGTCCATTCTAAATCAGAATTTTTAACACCATATCCTAATGCCACCGCCGACTTATTTTTCTTTTTAGAATTACTTATTCTATATGATATTATATCAGATGAGATTTTTAATTTCATTCTATTGTTATCATTTATCCAGTTAGTTAATTTTGTTAAACTATCGAATACTTTTTCATTTTTAGAGTAATAATCTATTAAGAAGTATTTATCAGATCTTTTTACATATGGTGTATTTATATATATCTTTCTAAGCTTTCTTAGCTTATTAAGTTCATTTTTATTTAATACCGTGTTATTTAAAATAGGTTTAAAAGATACGATGTAACCTATTTTATTAATTGTACCATGTTTTTTAATATTACCTAGATTTCTGAGTCCTGTGAAGAAAGCTGTTAATAAGATACTATCATACTTAACGTGTTTATTATTAATTAAATCTAAAACATAAACAGTTCTACCAAAATTTTTAGTATTCGATGTATTTGATATTAAACTCAAATCGTTTATAGTAATCACGTATTTATTTAGAATTTTATTTTTACTAGAATTTAAAATTAATGGCATTAGGACACTTGAGAATATGTTAAGGAATCCTGATAACTCTTTTATAGATCTAAATCTAGTTTCTTCACCGGTATCAGTGTTTAATAGTAAAACAGGTGTAGTATTTTTATTTAATCCAGTTTCGTAAGAGTGTATTATATTATACTTACTAGTGCACCATTTTAAATTACTTTCGTTATTATTAAATTTATCACCATCCTCATGATTCACTTGCGGTAAATTATTTGGATTATCTTTAAAACTCATAGCTACCATTTTATGAATTGTTCTATATATTTTTTTACCTTTGGTATTAATTAATGTTAATCTAGGGTATCCGTATTTATCGATGCCAGGTTTTAATATGTTACCTGTAGATATTCTTTTTATAGAACCGTTATTACTAATTAAATAATCACTGGTATCTTTTACTTTTTTCCAAATCATTTTTTCCTTTCTATTACATTTACCCGATAAATGTAATAATTATTTTTTTCAATAAGATAGTCTCCGTTTCGATTTAAGGGATTAACACCCACTCACTTGAGCCCTACACCGTGGTTAGCGGTTGATCGTTGAACACATACACTCTACTATACAGTAGATCACTCTCGTGGTTTAAGGTACTTCGCTGCGTCGGTTGCCCAATTCATATAGGTTTTTACTATGCCCATTGGAAACATTACTCCATGGGTATCATACTATATTTCTATATATGAGTAGTACTATATGACTCTAAGGGAATTCCCGCAATTAGGAGACGATTATTATGACATCACTGTCATAACAGGCATGTAGCGTTATGCTACAAGTTTACCACCGTTACCACTAAAGATTACAATATGAAATTCATTACTATCATTTTCTATAAATCCGTTATGATCCATATATTCATTAACACCAATGATAATATCTTCAGAATTAGTAGATCGTTCAGCACCACTACCAGCCATATCTTTAGTAGCTAATTTATTACTACTAATTACTTGTAGGTTACCTTTATTTACTTTAAAGGAATTGGCATTACTTGTATCCAACCACTTATAATTTATATTGGCAAATCCCACACCTAACTTTACTAGATCATTAACACACTTATGCGCTATATTAATTCCAGTACCTGCCATTGCATGTATGATTATTTTACTCATTTTTAATCTCCAGTTTTCATATCAACGAGGTTAGAAAAATGATTTATCATAAATCTCATAGTTCTTTTCACCTTATCTGATTTGTATTTATCATGATGCATACGGAACTTCTTGAGTAGTTTATTTTTACTCTTAAGAGATGATGCACCATGATTTATTAATAGTCTCACTAACGGAAAATGTTCATATTCAATAGCCATGTCTAAGATGGATATGGATCCGTACTCCGTAAGGAAGTCTAGTATAAGCATTTCCTGTAGAATATAATAGTTATTACAGTTTACTGCTTCTCTCATTAACTCTATTTCAAACATACTTGTTTTTAGGTCATTTCTCATGAAACTAACCATTAACATTCTAAACGCTGGTATATTATTATTTCTTACCGATGTCATCATAGCTTCTTTAATAACTTCATCGTGAACAAAATTTCTTTCTAATAAGAAATTTACAATTTTCATTTCATTATGTATAATAGCAGTTACCATTATATTATCTGAAAAATCTAGCCAAATTAAATGCTTCTCTTTGAATAACTTTTTCATTTCACCAAGTTTACCCTTAATGGTTAAGCTTTCGATGTGTTCCACTAAATCAAATTTTCCCATGTACGATCCTTTTATTTTTTTTAAGTACTTGTACAATGTACTCAACGTAATGATATAAGTATGTTGTGATTTAGACTTAAATAAAAATATTTATTACTAAACAGTAATATTATATTATAATTATAAAGTGAGTTTTATTTGACAAAATAGAAAATAAAAAGGTTAAAAATAATGAGAGTTTTAAAAAGAAACGGTACATTAGAGAAGCTTAGATTTGAGAATGTTAGAAAACAAACAAAACCATCTGTTGAAGGATTAGATTTATCTTATGAAGAATTAGAAGTAGATATGAAAATATTATTTACAGATGGTATTAAGTCTACCGATATACAAAAATCTTTAATAATAACTGCTTTAAATAAGATAGATGTAGATGCTCCTAAATGGACGTTCGTGGCTGCTAGACTATCACTCTATGATATCTATCACGACATCAAGAGATTGTATGGTAAAGTGGGTAATGGAGATGTTTATGATAAGGTTACATTAAAAGATTATATCAATTTTAATTTAAATGTGTTAAGTGATTTCCATTTAAAATATACTGATGCAGAAATTAATGAACTTAATTCAATAATTGATTCTAAGAAAGATTTACTATTTGACTATCTTGGATTTGTAACATATAGAGAACGCTATGCAATTGTTAACGATGGTAATGTTTCAGAATTACCACAACATTTACATATGGCTGTTGCTATGTACTTGGCTCAAAATGAGGTTGATAAAGTTCACTGGGCTAAGAAGTTCTATAAAGTAGAATGTGATTTAGAATTTATTAATGCCACACCTATTAATAGTAATGGTAGATTGAAAGACGGGTCTACCATATCATGTTTAGTGGCTACGACATCTGATTCTATAAATGGTATTTTTGATACAGCTAAAGAAGTTGCTAAGGGTAGTAGTTTAGGTAGTGGTTGGGGAATAGATTGGTCTAGAGTTAGATCGTTAGGTAGTAAAATAGGTGAGAGAATTAACGCAGCTGGTGGTAAAATACCATTTTTAAAAATATTTAATTCTATAAGTGTTGGAGTTGATCAAAAAGGTTAATAAAATATAAGCCTGCTCATGTAGTAATATATGAGGTAATATTCTTTTAATTGCTGGAACGTCTTGTTAAGTTATACTACTACAATATATCAGAAATGAATATATGATAGTTTGAAAAAGTATGAATAGAGAAAATCAGCAGCGAAGCTACTAAGTGAATATTTCATATGTAGAACGTTCAACGACTATCTCCACGTGGAGAGTAGGGCTCAAGTGAGTGGGTGTATTCCCTTAAATCGAAATAGAGAACATCCTACTATTAAGTTAAGGATGAAGATATAGTCTAGTCTGTATAGAGATATGCAGCTGATTGGTTACATCATACCTGAGATGTTATAAATAAACCAATCGCATGTTAAAGAGAGATAACCTCAACGCTTAACATGGAATGAAACGACACGACCAGGTGCTTTTGCAGTATTTATAGAGACATGGGATATTGATGTATTTGACTTTATAGATTTAAAGAAGAAGAATGGTGAAGAGAGAAAAAGAGCTCAAGATTTATTTTTAGCAGTTAGTGCTAGTGATTTATTTATGAGTAGAGTAGAAACTGATGCAACGTGGACATTATTTGATCCATATGATGCTAGATTATTAACAGAAGTATATGGTAAAGAATTTGAAGTAGAATATGAGAGATTAGAAGAAGAGTTTAGAAATAATCCAGAAAACTTTAATCCTAACACGGTAGTAATTAAAGCTAATGATCTAATGAGAGCTTTGGTTATTTCTTATAATAATGAAGGTGGTCCATTCTGGATGTTTAAAGATACTACTAACCGTAATAACCCTCATAAAGAATTGGGGATAATTAGATCTTTGAACTTATGTCAAGAAATGGCTCAACCTACTGATGATGAACATACGGCAGTATGTAACCTAGGTTCAGTGAATTTAGCTAGAGTAAATACTGAAAAAGATATTAGAAGAGTGGTTCGCCTAGGAACTCGTATGCTAGATAATACTATTGACTTAACTAATTATCCCAGTGAGAAATCTAAGAGGACTCAAGAGGATCGTAGGGCTATAGGAATTGGAATGTTGGGTGAAGCAGAGATGTTAGCTAATATGAAAATACATTATGGTAGTGATGAACACTTAGAGTTAATAGATAACATCTATAGAATAGTAAATGAAGAATCAATTGAAGCTTCAAAAGATCTAGCTAATGAAAAAGGTAGTTGCATTATAGAAGGTACTAGAAATGCATATAGATTATGCGTAGCTCCAAATAGTACATCAGGTATTTTTGCTGGAACTACTAATTCACATGAACTGGTTTATAATAGGATATGGATGGAAGATAATATGTTAGGAGTTTTTAAAATGACTGCTCCTAATTTAAATGTAGAAAATTATCAATTTTATAAAAATCCATATGAGGTAGACATTTATAAACAACTAGATGCCACTGCTGTAAAACAAAAACATTTAGATATGACTATTAGTCAAAATATTTATTTAGATCCAGTTGGTTTAAAAGCCAGTAAGATAAAGTCAGTTATTTTATACGCCTGGAAGAAAGGTTTATGTTCACTATACTACTTAAGATCAAAACCGCCTAAGACTAACATTGCTAAAGATGATGAGATAGCGTGTTTTGGATGTAATAATTAAAGGAGAAGTTTAAATGGAAGTAAAAAAGATTTTTAATCATGAGAGTAGAGAAGCGTTTGATGAAGCTAGAATTATTGGAGGTAATCCTAATGGTATTATGAACTTTAATCAAACTAATCATAAGTGGGCTAAGACTATTTATGATAACATGAAAGCTAGGACATGGTTCCCGGCTCAAGTTAGTATTATTAATGATGTTAGTAATTATCTAAATCTTACTGAAGATGAAAAAAGAATGTATGATTTAGTATTAGCCCAGTTAATTGCTAATGATAGTATTCAAACTAATCAACTAATGGATAGAGTTAATAGTTACATTACATCACCAATTGTAAATGCTTGTTTAGCGGTACAGGCGATGGAAGAAGCGAATCACAGCGACTCATACGCCGTAATGGCTGAAGATATTGCTAAGGATACTGATAGAATATATAGAATGCATGAGTATGATGATGAGTTAACACTTAAGAATTCTAAAGTTGAAAATATGTATGAGAGTTTATATACAGGAAATGATCCTAGTAAAGAAGATATGTTAATGATATTTTTAGCTAATCAAATTCTTGAAGAATTAGTATTCCCAGGTGGATTTGTAGCCATGTATTCAATAGATGATAAGATGTCTGGTACTGGTGCCATGATAGCTGAGATAGCAAAAGATGAGACTCTCAGCCATGTTCCTTTATTTAAAAACATTTTTAGAACAACAGTTCACGAAGAGTTTAATGGAATTATACCAATAGATGTAGTGTACAAGGGAACTGAATTAATTAAGGTAATGACTGATGCTGAAATTAGATGGACTAAGTATGCTACTAAGGGTGTACTAGGATTTTCTGATAATGCTATTAAAGTATATATAGAATCTCAAGCGAATTCCGTATGTAATAATTTAGGTTTTCCTAAGATGTATAAAGAAGAAAAAAATAATCCACTAGGTAAACTTTTAAAGTCAAGATTACGTGGAGGTGAATTAGAAACAAGGTCAGCTTTTTTTGAAACGAATGTGGTGGATTATTCCAAAGGAACGTTGATTGTAGATTTTTGATTCTAGAGTAATGTTAGTGTAATCTATGATATTTATTATTATTTACATAGGTAAATAATTATGAACAATAGAAGTCGTTAAAATAAAACACATACAGTAGTCTATGACTACTGTATGTAATTGTTAGCTAATAACATCTCCTCAAATGTTATTAGCTACGAAGCATTTTACGCTTAGTGAGTTTTTAATCCACTCAAACGTGCTTCTATTAAAACTAGGGCCATCAACGCTTTCTACGAAGATGACTAGTTCATCATCTTCGCTATCACTTACCTTCTTTAGAAGTTCAGTGAAATTTAATTCGTCCACGAAGCCCATTTCACCATCTATTTCAATGGGTTGATAAGTGGACTCGTTTTTCAACAAGTTAGCCACTTGTTGATTGGTAGTATGTTTTCCACCAGTAAAATCTATAACGTATATCATATTATACCTCCTAAGTATTTATATGTATGAATATATAACTATCTATATACACTGTAATTATATAGGTATATGCTAATGGTAAGATTAAAAAAAAACCACCAGGCATACTAGAATTAACTAGTATACCCTTTATCACCTTTAAAGTAGTTTCTTAGTTTCCTACTTATTTTTAGTTTACGGGTAGCACTTCCTTCTAGTGTCAAAACTTTTTCTTTACTAATACCGAGTTTATCGGCTATTTTTTTAGTAACCATTGTTTTCTCATTAGTGTTTATATTGTAAATTTCATTCTCTACTACACGTAAGTCGCGAGTAGAATTATTTTCAATAATCTTTAATTCCTCGATAAAACAAGTATCTAACATACACTTGTTTAGCAAATCTTTTATTTGCTTTATGGTGAGAGACAACTCGTCTTTCAATTCAAATAGGGTTAGTTTTCTTTTCATTACTGACCACCCCTGTTGAACATGTTCATACCAAGGTATGGTCTCAAAGCTCTCCCTGTTTTAGGAGTTAAAAGTTTTTTTAGTCCTGTAGCCTCTATCTGTCGAACTCTCTCCCTAGATACTCCGAGAATGTCCCCTATCGATTCAAGAGTTTGACTTTTATTCCCGTCTCCCTCCGGGATTTTTTTATTAACGACGATTTGAATATCACCGTTAATACGTAGTAGGAAGTTCTGTAATTCTTCCTTCTCCTCGAGGTTTAACCCCTTCTTCTTTTTTAACAAAAGAATACTCGTTCTAGTATTCTTTAAATCTAAAAGAAGTCCATCTAACTCTTCTTTATTTACTATTTTACTTACCATCTTTCAATCCTTCCATGCTTCACAGCATCGTACGGGGAACCACCCATTACATTTACATATAGGAGTGGTTCAAGCTCACATCTTGAAATAGAGTCATCGTACAACTCTATTTCAATTTGACTGTCGTCAAAATAGTTAATGACCGGGAGGTCGTCAACCTTCCAGTATTTTCTTAAGACCAGTCTTGTCATCGGATTCCGTAACTTCTTAATGGCAGAAGCCTCTATCTGTCGAATTCTCTCCCTGGATGCTCCGCCCAAAAGTTTACCCACGTAGGACAAGTTGAACCCTGTATCATTACAGGTTCCTTCCTCTACCATGGCTGTTTCAGTCGTGTTTAAACGCTGAACGGTCAATTCTGTCTTACTCTTTAGATCTGCTAAATCTAAGGAGTAAGATTCCTCTAGTCTGTCTAACTCAACTAGAATTTTTTCAAATCCCAGTCTCATATCTTCCACGCTCATAACTCTATACATCTTTACCTCCTACAGTATTACATCATTAGTAGACCATCTCTTCTACACTGTAATTATATAGGTATATACTAATGGTAAGATTAAAAAAAAAATACCAGGCATACTAGAATTAACTAGTATACCCTTTATCACCTTTAAAGTAGTTTCTTAGTTTCCTACTTATTTTTAGTTTAACATTTTTTAATCCTTCCATGCTTCACCGCATCATACGGTGACCCTCCCATTACATTTACATATAACAGTGATTCAAGCTCACATCTTGAGGTAGAGTCATCGTACAACTCTATCTCAAAATCATTAATATCACAGTAGTTAGTGGCAACTGAATTGTTGTTATATAAATATTTTTTCAGTTTTATGGAGTTTTTTGGAGTCTTTAACTCTTTTATAGCTTTAGATTCTATTTGTCTCACGCGTTCTCTGGAGGAAATACCCAGTATTTTACTTATATGCGCTAGACTACAACCCCCATCGTAATGAATTCCACTCTCTATCATGACTGCTTCAGTCGCGTTTAAGCGTCTGATGGTCAATTCTGTCTTACTCCTTAGATCTGTTAAGTCTAAAGAGTAAGACTTTTCTAATCTATTTAACTCATTAATGATTTTTTCAAATCCCAGTTTCATATCTTCTATACTTTTAGCTTTATACATCTTTACCTCCTATGGCATTATATAATTGGTAGACCATCTCTTCTACTCTGTGATAATATATGCATGCATTCATGGTGAGATTAATAAATATTTACAGTAACTTTAAAGTTACTGTAAATTACTTATCTAAACCATACTCTACAATTTCACCTTCTTTAATATTATATGTTCTAGTAAAATACTTTCTTATTACATTTAACTTATGTCTCGTTCCTGTTTATTGGAATATGACTGTATTTAATATTTTAAATCTAAGTTGATATAACTCGATTATTAATAATGAAAAATCTTCTAACTAATAGTATCATGTAAAATATCTGTACTCATAGAACCGTTGTTTAATCATTTTTAGTTGTAGAGCATTTTACATAGTCCATTATCAATCTAGGAGTTCTAATGAAGTCAGAGTTATGATGTAGAATGGCTTCATTTACCCACGTTTGAAATTTATTAAATTTTCTATTTTTTATTAATAAATCTTTTAAATCTATTAAAGAACTACTTTTATCACTAAAGTGTTTTCTTATGTCACCTATAAACGAATGATCTTTTAATCCATTATAATACTTTTTACTTTCAGTTTCATTCTTTTTACCATACTTGCCAACTTCGATACCAGTTTCTAGAAGATTTATTAATTCTTTTTTATCAAGAATTTTTATTCTACTATCAAAATTATACTTACTAGGAACTTTAAAAAGATCTCTTCTAGTGTTAACACCATTTTCATCTTCTATAATACTAATTATAACTACATCGTTACCAATGTGTTTATTCATTATTGCTAATTTAGTATTTTTATTTAACCACTTTCTAATTTTTGGATCTTTAATAGAATCTAAATGTTTTAAAGAAATATCGTGATCAGGAATATTACCACTACTAGGATTTAAAATATTACTATTAATAAATTCAGTTATACTACTATATAATCCCTCATCACTAATCATCTTAACTTGAGTTAAAAGAAATTCAGATAGACCACTAGTAGACTTTGATAAGTCCCCACCCATTAAAAAGAAAATACCTAGATCTTCTCTTAGTTTTTTAGTATCCTGAGCTTCTTCTTTTTCTATCATTACTATTTTATTATATTTTAAATCTGTAATAGCTTGTTCTATTATCTTATAATTATAATTTTTAAGTTTGTTCACAATAGCTTTTAAATCACCCGCGCTAGTTAATAAAGTTTTTGTATTATTATCTATGTTTTTAATTAATTTTTCAAAAATACCTTTTTTAACACCATCTAAGGATTCTAAAGAGATGCTACCATTTAATATACTGTCCTCTAAAATAGTTATTATCTCATCTTTATCTCTAGATATTTGATCTGATAAATATCTTACGTTAAAACTAGTTCTATTATGACTAGCTAATAATTCTTTTTCATTTTCCATATTTCTATCCTTTTTATTAATCATTTAATAATTACTCACTACTAATATATTTGATAATAATATATTAAGAGGAGTTAACTATGTATAAAATTAAAGAAAATAATAATGAAATTTACAAAGAAGCTATTATATTAGGATATGATAAAATAGCTGCTTATATATTTTCACAAAGAGTAGATACACCTGAAGAGGTTAGATCTATGACAGATGTTAAAGATGATTTTATAATTGATTTAGATAAGTTAAAGAGTTCTAAAAACGCAGCTAATTTAATTCATAACCATATTTTAAAAGATTCTTTAATAGTTATAATCTGTGACTACGACGCTGATAAACAAGCATGTGCTTAGAAAGTGATTATTATTTTTTTATTAAGTTGTTAATGAAAAGGTAATATTATGATAATTTTAAATATAGAAATTATAACATAAGAACATGTATGTCCGATTAGAATAGAAATATCTAATCGATTTCTTTGAATTGCGGGAAACTCCTTAGAGTCTAATAGTACTACTCATATATAGAAATATAGTATGATACTCACTCCATTAATGGAAGTAGTGAGAATAGTAAAAACCTATTAGAATTGGACAACCGACGCAGCGAAGTCTCTAAGTCTATTATTTTAGATATGAGATGTGTTCAACGACTATCCCGTAGCTGGGAGTAGGGCTCAAGTGAGTGGGTAATAATCCCTTAAATCGAAGTGGAGAACATCTAAACGGATAATGCTGTAGATGAAGATATAGTCTATTCTATGATGAGAGTCATAGCTGATTGGTTATACTACTTACAGGTAGTATTATAAATAAACCAATCGCATTATACAGAGAGATAACCTCAACGAGTATATTGGAATGTAATGGGAGTTTCATCTGGAGCATTTACAAAACGAGTACTGGTTGATTATTTTGGAGTACCTGACGACAGGGTTGATATAATAACTAATGAACGAGAATATGGTAATGGTGTTAATAGTGAAATGGTTAAAAGGGTATTAGATATAAATTCTATTAATAGTGTAGGTTTAGTTATTACTGTTGATCATGGTTCAAACGATGATGATAGATTTAAAATTATCAAAAATAATAACATTGATATAATTGTAACTGACCATCACATATTACCAGAAACAGGGGTTCCTAAAAATGTAAATGAGTTTGTTAATCCACAACAGGATGGTTGTGAGTTAAGTAAATTTATATCTGGTGCTACAGTTATATATTTAGTAATGTTACAGGTATATAAGTTATTTAAATTTCACGGTAGGGAAGTTTCTAGAGATGATAATCTAGATAGATTATTACCAATTGTTACTAATACAATTTTAACAGATCAAATGTCGTTAAGAGCACCTATTAATAGACATCTTCTAATTAGAGGTATGGTTGAATTAAATAGGGTTAATGATATACCCTGGATTACAATTAAAAGTATGATTGACCTACCAGATCATGTTAATGAGAATACGATAGGATTCTTAATAGGTCCTATTTTAAATGCCGCTGGTAGAATGGGTAATGCTCATTTAGCTACAGAATTCTTGGCCTGTTCAGATTTAGAAAGATCTAAGTTTTTATTAAATGATTTAGTGGAAAATAATACTGCTAGAAAAAAGCTTCAAAATAGATTAATGGTAATGGCTGTAGAACAGGTTAAGCAATATACTAAGAAGTTTAATAATACATTAGTAACATTGTTACCAGAAGAATCAGAGGGTGTTAATGGAATTATAGCTGGTAATATAGGTGAGAGGTACAATAAACCAATTTTTTCTTTGGCTAAAAATAAGGAAGGTAATTTAGTTGGTAGTGGTAGAGGTATTTTAAACGGATTTGATTTAACAAAGATATTTAAACGGATTAGAGAAGTAAATTCAGATATTTTAATAAAGGCTGGTGGGCATAAAATGGCTGCTGGATTAAGTATTAAACCTGATAAGTTAGTGGAGTTCTTAACACTGTTTGAAAAATTTACTAAAGAACAAAAGGTTATTTTAAAGACAGAGGAAGTTAGATATTATGATTTAGATATACCATCAACTTTAATAACTAAGCAACTTCTTGATGAAATTAATAAAGCTGGTCCATTTGGTAATTCATGGAATTTCCCGTTATTAAAATCTAAAGTAAGGGTTAGTAAATCATTTAAGATAGGTGCTGATAAAAGTCACATGATCTTAAAGATAGATCCTAGTAATGGTTATGAACACTTACATGCCTTTTATCCATCATTTGATAGTAGAGTATTAAAGTTTATGGATGATGAATATTGTAATATAATTTATACAATAAGTTATGAAAAGAAAAAAATAAAGATACTAGTAAAAGATATTACATCAGCCTAAAAAGCTGATGTAACATATCTATTCATTTTTCCATGTAAAGCTTCCAGTGTTTAACATGTTTTCTATGTTATGAGTTATACGCATTTCTTTTAAAATGTAACCATTATTAAATTTAAGTAAATCATTTTTAATAATATAGTCACCATTCTTTTTAATAACGATTACATCTTTATCATTATTAAAGGAAAAGAAGTTTGTACAGCAAGTTGTAAAATCATCTTCTAATTTTAATCCTTCTAAATAACTAACTTCAGTTCCGTTTGTAAAATCGTAATGTATTGTAATCATTTTTTTCCTTTATATTAATACCCTATAATAATATATGCATATATTATTATAAAACATTCATTAACATGATGTATAAAAAAATCACATAAGGAAAAAAATGTTAGTATACTTACCAATGATGATATCCAAAAGATTACTGGATAAGGATAGAAGTTTTATTAAAAATATAGAAATTTCAATTGATGATTCAATTGATATAGATGAACGTGTTAAAAATAGAGAGCGTCATACCATAGTTACAAATGGTGTAATTTTTGAAATGAGTATTAATAAGAATTTAGTTTTTTATAAAGCATATAGAAAACTTCTTAAAAAATACGATAATGTAAATTAAGCACTAGTTTTATAATTTTTAAATTTTTAGGAGAAAAGAAATGAAAATAATTTCGTTGGGATCACAGGGTCTTAAGAAGGTAAAAACAGTTGTCATTACGTCTAAGAGTAATGCTAAATATCATAACGTTAGACATGGATCACATCAATCAGGATTTTGGGCATACACACTTGGTGTGTCAAATAGACTTCATAAGGTTAATGATGATGAAGACAAGGTAGAATTAATAGATGATAACTATATACTATTACCAATAAAAAGAAATGGTAAACAAATCATCGATGGTAGAGGTAATGGTATGTATTATTTAGATTCTGATAATATAGATGAACATACTAATGATTACATAGTATTGTGGAATATTCCTAATAATTTTTATAAGGATGTTAAGTATGAGGTATCTAAAAATGTATTAGAACTTGGAGTTGGTTTTTCCGGTAAAGTCAGAGGTGATGATATTTACATATCTCCGTCACCTTTATTAGAGGTTACTGGTAATGCTGTACTAAGATGGACAGGTGTTGACAAGGATGGTAATAAACTTAAACAGGTTATTAAGTTTAATGGTGATATTTGGACAGTTGGTGATATCGATATAATAGAAAATATGGATCATACATAGTAGCATATGCTACTATGTATGTAGTTTTTTTTTAATTGAGATGCTGTTAAACACCAGGAGGAGTCTAAAATTTTAGTAGAAAAAAGGTATTTTAAAATTACATGAAGGAGGCCAGGAAAGGATAAAAAATCTTTTTTTGTTAAATTGGAAAATGTCATATTATTACAATTAATGACTATAGTGTATTAGTTTTATTATTAAGACAATGTCAACAACATCTCATTTAATAATAAAATAAAACTAGTTAAATAAAAATTTATATATAAATGTATAAATGAAAACATTATTAGTTTTTAAAATAAATATTTACTAAAGGAATTATGGTGGAAAAAAAACATAAAATTATAAATAAAAGCGTAGCTAGAAGAGTTGGTGGTAAACCACAACCTAAATGTGAAACGGCTATGAAAACGTATGGTAATATATGGACTAGAGAGTTATCATTTGATGAAGCAGGTCAAATTAAAAGAGGTCATAAACATGAGTTTGATCATTTACATTTTTTAGCTAAAGGTTCAATTAGAATTAGTGTTTATGATCCAAAAAATAAACATGTTGCTATTTATGTAGGTGAGTATAAAGCCCCTGCGTGGATTAAAGTACCTAAAGAACATTATCATGATATTATAGCTTTAGAAGATGATACTCTTGGTTACTGTATTCAAGCTATTAGAAACGAAAACGATGAAGTCGTTGATAGTGATTACGCGAAAGATGATGATTGGATGAAAATTGTTAATAAGTTTGAAGAAGAAAACGGGATGCCTGATGAAGTGTTAATGAATAAATGAATAAAAGGGTAATAAAATTATGAATTTAATAAAAAAAGTAAATTTATGTGATAAACTAGGTTTGATAATGAGATTATTTCGTTGACAGAATCTAATTATTTATTATGTATTAAATAAAAGGATTTAATGTGACAATTTTAGAAAAAGTAGCAGAGTGTGATACATGTCAAGGTGCTAAACATTTATTAAACATGTCTGAGGGTGACGAATTGCAAGATGTTTTAAATGCAATGATTGATGTAGATGAAAAATATCATTTGACCGACGATACGTTATATAAGAGAAATAAATATGAAACTTGGTGTAAATTATGTAACGTTACCGATAACGTCACTCCCGGTAATTGTCAAGATAGTATATTTGTTAAAGGTGGAATACCATATTCATTTATCATAGACGAAGATGATAAATTACTTGCAGTAGGGTCCAACGGTTATGGTGAACTGGGATTAGGTGATACTGTTGATAGAAATGAGTATACTGACACCGGTATTACTAATGTTAAAAATGTAATGTTTGACATTAGTCATTCTACATTAGTTGTTACTAATGATAATAGAATTTATGTCACTGGTAAAAATGTTTATGGTGAATTGGGTTTAGGTCATAGTGATAATGTTATCGAGTTTACAGAACTAATTGTATCTAATGTTAAAGAAGTGATATTAAATTATGGTGTTATTATTATTTTAAAAAATGACGGTACTATTTGGACATGTGGTTATAACCAATCCGGTCAACTGGGATTAGGTGATGTTGTAAATAGAAATGTACTTACTGATACTGGAATGTCTAATGTAAAGGAAGTTATTACTAACACGGGAAGTACTACTGTATTAAAAAACGATGATACAGTTTGGAGTGTAGGATTTAATGATTATGGTGCTTTAGGACTAGGTGATACTGTTAGTAGAAATACATTTACCTATACTGGAATGTCTAATGTGAAAACTTTATTTTTTAATAAAGATGTCATAATGAATCCTGTTAGTATAATTATTAAGAATGATAATACTGTATGGGTTACAGGGTGGAATCAAGCAGGAGGGTTAGGAACAGGTAATTGTGATGATGTTTTATCGTATGTTAAAATTAATATTGATAATATTAAAGAAATAAAAACGTCATTAACCATGCCAGCCGTGGTGTATATAATAACAGATGATGGTAGTATTCATGTATCAGGAATTAATGCCGGTGGTATCACTGGTGTTAGTAATGTAGATCTTAACAACAATGATGATTATGTTAAAACATTTATAAATAGTGGATTAAACGTTAAAAACATGAAAAAATTTTGTCCAGGTATGTTTACTACATATTTTATTACTAATGAAAATGATTTTTGGGTAGCTGGTTATAATAAATTTGGTCAACTAGGATTGGGTAACTTAGATGAAAGTGTTAATTTAATTAAACATCCATTGGAAAATGTGAGCGATTTTTTTGTAACTCCGTCGGCAATATACGTTATTAACGAGGATGGTGATTTATTATCTGCTGGTGGTGATGATGATGGTGAGTTAGGTATTAATGCTATTAGTACTAAAAATCCGACTTTAACTCATACTGGTTTTAACGTGTCTAGTAATGATACAGTAATTAGTTGTTTTAATACTACGTTTTTAATAAAAGATAGATTACTACATACTGCCGGTGCGAACTATAATGGTCAGTGTGGTGTTAGTAATTTTGATGAAGTAACCAGTTTTACTAGTACTGGTAAATATATCAAAAACAATGATGTAACTGTTAGAAGTATTGAACTGGATTTATAAAACACATACAGTAGTCTTAGACTACTGTATATATCTTTTAATGAATAAAATAAATAATAAAAGGTAATAAAATTATGAATTTAATAGAAAAAGCTAAAATATGTAAAACGTGTAATAACATGAAAACGCTGTTATCAATGTCATCAAATGACGATCGTGGTGAGATATTAGACTATCTTATAAATGTAAGTAACGTACACGGTGTTGATGAAAATAATACATTATTAATGGCATCTAATGATGACTGGTTACCAGTTGGTGTAATTAATACTGATGGAGAAAGTTCAGAAATTTATGGTAAAAGACTTGGTGAACGCGTTGATTTACAAGATACTGATTCAACGTTTTTAAGAACTATAGATGGTAGAATAATTGCATCCGGTGATAACGAGTATGGTCAATTACTATTAAACGAGGTTGGTAATAGCATACCTGCCCATCGGGACATTGATTTAGACTATCTTGAAATAAGTAGCTTTGATGATGTAAAAAGAATATGTCCGTTTTATGAGGGTGTTTTAGTTTTATATAATGATGGAGTATGTAAAAAATACGTATTTGACGATGAAGAAGATGGTTTAATTATTGTTAATACATTTGATGATGTAAAAGATATTAGTGGTAATGGAGTTTCTGAACCAACATTATTATTAATTAAAAATGATAATACGCTGTGGGGGATTGGTGTAAATTCAGATGGTCAATTAGGCTTGGGTCATAATGTTAATGTAATGGAAGAAGAATTTCTTGGATTAAGTAACGTTAAAGAAGTTTACTATGCAGATGGTACATCTATAGCTGTTTTAAAAAACGGTGATGTATATTCTACTGGACGTAATGACAATGGTCAATTAGGTCTAGGTGATTATGATGATGTTAATGTATTTACCAAAGTAAATATTTCAAATGTAAAATTAATTAGCTCGTGTGAATGGGCTATTTTAGCATTATGTAATGATGGTAAATTATACACATGGGGTAATAACGAGTCTGGTCAACTGGGTTCAGGTGTCCAAGAATTTATAGCATCTCCAACTTTAATTAACGTTGATGATGTAGCAACAATTTTAACGGCTAATGGAATATCATTGTTAGTAACTTCTGAAAATAGAATTTTTGCTACTGGATATAATGATTATGGTTCATTAGGAGTTGGTGATGATGATGACATTGTTTACACTTTTAAAGAACTTGTTCATTATGATAATTTAAATGTAAAAAAAGTTTATTTAACGGCTGCTGGAACACTAGCATTGATGAAAGATTCTAGTTTATGGTCATGTGGTTATAACGGGCTTTTAAGTATTGGACATGTAACCGAGGATGATTATATTTCAACTCTTACAGCTACTGGTATTACGAATGTTAAACATGTAATTTCTAATGGAATGAGTACTTTTATAATTAAAGAAGATGGTAGTACATTAGTATGTGGGTATAATCCTAATGGTGAATTAGGACTAGGTCATCGTGACCCTATAGTTTCATTAACAGAATCTAATTTATTATTAAAAACACCAACGCCTGGTTATTCAATAACCATCGCATAGTGTAATTTAGTATGACAATTTTAGAAAATGTAGTAGAGTGTGATGTGTATTAATATACTAAGTATTTATTAAACACGTTTGAAGGTGGCGAACTGTAAGATATTTTAAATGTAATGGTTGATGTATATGAAAAATACTATTTAACCGATGGTATATTATAAAAAGAAATAAATATAAAACAATGATGTAACTGTTAGAAGTATTGAACTGGATTTATAAAACACATACAGTAGTCTAAGACTACTGTATATATCTTTTAATGAGTAAATAAAAAAAAGGGTAATAATATGACACTTGTAAATAAAGTAAAATTATGTAAAACATGTGAAAATAGTAAACACTTATTAAATATGTTAAGTGCTGAAGATAGATCAACAGCGTTAGAATTAATGATTAATCATGATGATTATCATGTAGACGAGAATAATGTATTAAGAAAAAACTCTAATGATGATTGGTTACCAGTTGGTGTAATTAATGCTGATGTAGAGGGTGAAACTATGCCTAAAATAATTAGAAATCATGCTGGTAATAATATGTTTAATTATTATATTAACACGCTAGGAAAAATATTTGTAGCAGGAAATAATAGTAATGGTGAATTAGGACTAGGTGATACCTATGAAAGAAGTGCGTTTGAAGAATTAATAATTACTGACGTTAAAAGAATTTATATTGGACACTTATGTGTTTTTATAGTTAAAAACGACAATACATTATGGGCTACTGGATGTAATGACGACGGTCAATTAGGACTTGGTGATAGTGATAATAGAAATACGTTTACTGATACAGGTATAGGTAATGTAAAAGATGTATTTACTGATAGGTTTAGTGTAATTATAATTAGAAATGATGGTGTAAAACTTGCTGCTGGTGAAAATTTTACTAATACATTTACAGAATATAATTAAAAGGATAATAAGATGTTATATATACATAATAATACTTTAATTGCATGTGGTAATAACGACTTTGGTCAACTAGGTTTGGGTCACAATGATGTAGTTAACAATGAGTTTCAAGTTGTTGATATTCAAAACGTTAAAAAAGTTTTAAGTGCTGGTGAGTTTTCAATACTCTTAAAGAATGATGGTACTATAATGACAACTGGTGAAAATTATGGTGGTCAATTAGGTTTAGGTGATAGTTATGATAGAAACACTTTCACAACGGTTCTGAATGTTAGTGATGTTAAGGACATTGGAACCTTTGGAGGAAAACGTTTTTCAATACTCTTAAAGAATGATGGTAGTGTTTGGTTTGCTGGTGCTGTACACGGTGGAAATCCTAATAATGGTGGATATGAACAATTGTTTATTGATTCAGGTATCAGAGACGTAAGTAAGATATTTACTAGTAGTGGTAATAATTTTTTTTATATTAAAAATAATAAGAAATTATATGTATGTGGTTTTAATTTAGACGGTCAATTAGGAGTTGGACATACTGATGATATTTCAACTAGTGTTTTAATAAATAATTTAGAAAACGTTGTTGATGTAATATCTTATGGAAATTTTACACAAGTACAATTAGAAGATGGTAGTTTATTATCTACTGGTAATAATAATCAAGGTCAATTAGGATTAAATGATTATTACGCTAGAAGTACGTTTACTGATACAGGACTTAAGATTGAAGATAATGTAGGTAGTAGTTCTACGTTAGCAATAAATTTATTTTTATAAATATATGCAATAGTCAGACTACTGTATGTAGTTGTTAATGAATAAAATAAATAATAAAAGGTTTACTTATGAAGATTATAAAAGATTTTATTGTGTTTCCTAGTGAGTTTAATGCATTAGTAGAAAGTCACTTTAAATTTAAAGAAAAAACTGAAAAAGAAATTTATACAATAAAAATTATTAATGAAGAAATAATTGATAATATAGTACCAGATCTTAGTAACAAGTTTATAGAATATACATTAATTGGTGATTCTATAATTAAGAGTCCTATTAATTTAGTAAAAGGTAGTCAAGGTATTATTAATATAAAGCAAGATGATGTAGGAGGTCATAATTTAGTAATAGATTATGATAACTTCTTTAGTCCAGCCGGAGAAATTTTAATGGGCTTAAATCCACATGATGAAATTGTAATAGATTTCTTAGTAATGTCAGAAGAAAGAACTCTTTTAGTTCTAAAATCAAATTATAATTTAGGAGCATAAAATGAATAATTTAACACCATCAATAACAGAGTTACAAAAAGATTTTTCAAAACCTAAATTTTTAGGTAATAATGCATTAGTTAGAGATGCATGGGGTAGACAAAAAACCATTACTGACATTAGTTTATTTAGAGGACTATGGACATATGATGTACCTGTAGCTTTATGGTTGGAGTATCATGGAACAGGATTAGATATATCTACAATGACAGAGCAGCAAAGAACTTTAAATGCTACTTCTCAAGACGGTATGTTAACATTAACATCTGGTTCTACTGTCGGAGATATAAAAACAATTAGATCAAAACAACACCCAAGATACCAACCAAATAGAGGACATCTTTATAGTACAGCTATTAATATACCAAATCCAACAAATAATGGATTTGCTGAATTTGGCTTATTTAATAAGGATAACGGAGTTTTCTTTAAAGTATCTGGGGATGGTACTGATTATAAAATGGAAGTAGTTGTTAGAAGAGATGGTAGTATAGTTGAAAATACTGATATTACACAACTTTTACCAGAAAATTTTGATGTCACAAAGGGTCATGTATACGATATACAAATGCAGTGGAGAGGTGTTGGCGACTTTAAATTCTTTATTGATTTACAAGAAATATTCTCATATAAGTTCTTAGGTACATTAGAACATCTGTCAACGTCTAATCCAGCTTTACCTGTGGCGTATTCATGTGGATGTATAACTGAAGAATATTTAATACAAGCAGGGTGTGTAGATGTTACATCAGAAGGTGGTAGTGAGAAGTCGTTAGTATATAATAGTGAAACTACTGGTGATAATTTGTTAAATACAGAAACAACTGGTACAGCAATGTTAGCTGTTAAAATACCTACTAGTATTAATGGTAAATTATTTACTAGAGATACTTTATTTTCTAAGATGACATCATTTTGTAAGGATGAAGCTATTCATAGTCTATGGGTAGGTAGAGTTATAAATATGCCTCATGTTGAAGGAATAAATTGGCATATTGGAGTATATAGTCTAAATGAATTTATTATAGGTGGAGCCGGTTCTGACTTAAATGACGCATTTAATTTAGATAAACAAGCTTTCTATCAAGTATATTCATCTAGACAAGAAAAAGATTTTGCTAAGATGACTGAAACAAGTAGTTCATTGTCAGACTTTATTTTATCTCCAGGTGATGTTCTAGTGGCTACTTTAAAATCTGATTCAGCTTCAAAAGGTGGAGTTACTTTAGAATTTGATGTAGAAATATAAAAAAAATAGTAATACCAGTAGCTTTTAAGCTACTGGTGTTATTTTAAATATTTATGCCATAAGTAATAGTCATAGACATTTGTTAATATGTTTAATATTAACATTATTAAAGTAAATTCTATTAAGTCTACTTTAAAGTAAGTTAGGAAAAGTAATCCTATAGAGGATCCTATTACAGCCCCTATTGTACCAACTAGGTGATATTGTTTTCTTAACTTTCTAAAGTGTTTCTTATATAGACTATGCTTTAGTTTTTTATCTTCAAAATGTCTCATGGTTTCATTTTCCATTGGACCCGTAAATGCATTAAATATGATTACCCCATAAACAGCTACACCAGCAATGGTTAAATTATCACTGGTCAGTAGTATGTAGTATAAACATATTAGAAACACAGTTTCTAAAAGTATGTTTATACCGACAACTGTTTTTATACTCACTGTCATACTATAAATATACCTCGTTGATATCAACGAGGTAACGAAAATAAGCGTTTCAAAAATAGGTATATTTCTTATACCTATTTCATTTTTTGCTACCAGCATAAATGTTGTTAGTGAAACCCAAGTTATTATTCCTAGTAACTTTGAGTACACTGCCTTTTCTTTAAATCTGACATAGTTAGTATTTTTCACGTTTTCTCCTTATATGAAATTGGTTGATACACAGACTATCTATGTACCCTATAATAATATAGGTATGTAATAGTGTTAATAATTAACGTTATTTGTTTTAAATAGTTTAAATGAAATTAAGTTAAAAGGATACTATGTGACTGATATAGAAAAGATATTTAAAGAACACACGGGTCATCTTAGATATGATAAGAAATTATATGCTAAGTTAAAGAAGTTTAGATTAAGATGGATGAATAAATCAGAGACACATATTGATTTCTTATCTAGTAATTTAATAGGAGTTCATCCTATCAGATTTACTAAAGAGGATGAGAGAGAGTTTTTTGATGATTTATTAGATGTTGATGAGAAGGATTTAGAAAAAGCTTTTTTTAAATTAGATGATATTTATAAAGAAAGAAAAGTTACAAGTAATGTTTTTTACTTAACTATAGTTTGTCTAATGCATGAGTTTATCATGACACCGGCTAGTGATGATAATAAGAATTTAATATTAACAGAATTGTATTTAATATTTTCTTATAAAGTATTTAGTAGTTTAATATCACATAGATTTGGATATAACCTAGATGAGGATACCGCTCATGCTGTTTTTGAAAGTTTAAGTAATAGATATTTAATTAAATCAAAAGGATCTTGGGAAGCTGTATTTGAATATAGAGCTAGAGATGTATTATTAAAAGATGGTTTACACGTTAAGAAATTAACTAATTTAACAGCTATGAATGCTACGTTAGTTATATCCGACTTACAAGGTCGGTTAAGATCAATCGTTAATGAACAAGTTACTATAGTATATGAGTTAAAGGAAGAAAATATTAAACGTGTTTCATCATCTTTAAATTCTATGGATTCAGAGGGTAATGATGTTATATCGGAAGTAACTAATTTAAATCATGATTATTATACTTTTATTAAACACATTGTACATAGGAAAGAAGATTTTATTAAAGACGATTTAATAGAAATTTGTAGTGAGATGTTTAAGAATTTAAAAGTCAAAGAGTTTAGAAAGACATTAGATTACTTATGTGATTTATCTATAGATGATCCTACTACGGTAAATGATATTCTTGATACTACATTAAAAGCTAGTATAAATTATTTATATGTAACAAAAATGTATCCACCGTATGATAAACGTATTACAAGTGTAATAAGGTTATTAAGAGGATACTGGAGTTCATCAAAGGTGAGTGATAAACACTTATTGGAAGTAAAAGAAAAAATGAAAGACATTACTAAAAAGGGTACCGGTAGATCTAGTAAGTGGTTACTAGTCAACATATCCTTAGTATTACCAATATACATTTTCATTAGAGCTATTGTAAAAAATAAATATAAATAATATGCAGTAGTCTAAGACTACTGCATATAACTATATCATGTTTTTTATAATACCAAATTTATTATTAGTACAATCAACAACATGTACATTACGATCTGTAAATATATGAATAAGTTCTACGTCTCCATGTTTTTTACATAGTTCTATATACTTATTTTTAATCATGTCACGTCTTTTATCTAAATCTATTATTTCTAATATAGTACTAGGGTAAATTAAATCATAACACTCTTTACTAGGTAGAATGTAATATAATATCCTACTTTCATTTTCTATTTTCACAGCACCAATCCCAGTTTCATTTTTTATATACTTACGTTTTAACCAACTTTTAACTTGTTCTATGTTATCAGCACATGTCATTGTAATCTCCTATTAAGTAATGTTTTTTAGTTATGACTATCTATAACCATCTTAATAATATAGTTATAAATTATTACTGAGATTATGTAAAGTTTGTAATTATATGAATAATTTAAATAAAAAGGAACTGTTTTGATATTGCAATATGATGATTGGAAAAAACATCCAAACGCTATAATAGATTTAAGTACTAAAAATAAATCTTTTATTAGATTAGCTGGGTTATATAAGAAAATGGGTGTTAAGAATAATGCATTTATTTTAGCTCTACATAATCCTGATTTAAAAGGAGTAGATCCATTTAATTCAGAATTAACTACTAAAGAAATAATAATGATATCTACAGAGGTCGCTGAGAACCCCTGGTACTATCTTAGAGAGGTAGTTAGGGTACCATCAATATCAGGGTTAGAGTCTGGTATGTTAATGGCTAATAGGGGTAACATATCTTTATTTTGGACGTTCTTTAATAATATAACATTAATGTTAATTCAAATACGACAAACTGGTAAGTCTTTAAACGTTGATGTCTTGATGAATGGTATAATGAATTTTTGGACATGGAATACAAATATAAACTTACTAACAAAAGATGCTAAACTAAGAGCTGCAAATATTGAGAGATTAAAAGAAATTGAAAAAGAGTTTCCTAAGTATTTACAAATGACTGGAAAAAAGGATTCTAATAACACTGAAGGAATTACTAGACTACGTCTTGGTAATACCTATACGACACATATAGGACAAATGTCAGAGAAGGCAGCCCTTAACCTAGGTAGAGGTCTCACTAGTCCTATTTTCCACATTGATGAAGTTGCATTTATTAATAATATAGAAGTAACATTACCAGCTGCTTTAGCAGCGGGCGGTAAACTGATAGCATGATGCTATCATTGCCTACTATGATGGCGACGTTATAGTATTAGACTCCTAATTGCGGGAACCCCCTAAAGATTAAGACTACTACTTACAGATAGAAATATACTGTAATACCCATGGAGTAATGTTTCCAATGGGCATAGTAAAAACGTCTTGATATAAATGTATGGGAAATCGACGCAGCGAAGTACCTTAAACCACGAGAGTGATCTACTGTATAGTAGAGTGTATGTGTTCAACGATCAACCGTTTGCCACGGTGTAGGGCTCAAGTGAGTGGGTGTTAATCCCTTAAATCGAAACGAAGTCAATCTTATTTAATAGAATATTTTTTATATCCCGTGCGTTTATATGATTAAAGGATTTTAATGAAAAAATTTAAACATATAAATACACTTAAAGAATATGGAATTGATAAAAATGGAAATGTTATAAATTTTAGAAATGGTAAAGTGTTAAAATCATCTATTGATAGATACGGGTATCTAAAAATACAATTAAGTGTTAATGGTAAAAAATTTTATAAAACCATACATAGACTTGTAGCTGAAACTTATATTGAAAATACTGAAAATAAAAAAACAGTTAATCATAAAGATGGTGTTAAAATGAATAACTCCTCAAATAATTTAGAATGGGCTACAGTTAAAGAAAATACTGATCATGCTTATGATAGCGGATTAAGTTCGCTAAATGTTAATGTCGTCGTTACTGATTTAAAAAATAAAAATAAAAATAATTTTAGATCAATACAATTATTATCTAATTACTTAGATGTAGACGAAAAACATTTATTATCATATATAAAACATTCAAAAAAATATCCATTTATGGATAGATATGTAATTGAATTAGTGGATGAAGAATCACTTATTAATAATTTAAATTCTAAAAAACATGGTAAAAAAATGTTTATTTTTGATTTAGTTAATAATGTAAAACATGAGTTTAATAGCATTGGAGTTGCTAGTTATTATACCGGATTGAGAAGTATGAATAAGCTTTCAAGTAAGTTTTTACTTCATTTAGGGTATATGGTAAGTAGTAATAGTAACATGATAAAACCAGATAAAAAATATAACACCAGCCAGATAGAATATAATAGAGTTTTATATTTAAAAAGACCATATGTAAAAAGATATAAGAAAATAATACTAAAAGACATGTTGTCAAATGACATGCATTGTTTTAACAATCGAAAAGAATTAAATGATTTTATATTAAAAAATCATAATATAAACGTTAATGACGTTGTAATTTCAAATATAAAACTTAATGGTAAAAATAATAGACTATTTTTAGGATATGGTTTACAAATGTATAATAATAAAAAAGATATTTTAGAATGGTCTAGATTCTCATTAGAAGAAGTTTTGAATAGTAGAAAATTCAAAAGACTAAATTCACCAGTTTATAAAGTAATAATTTTAGATACTGAAAAAATAATATTTACAAAACATAATTTATTAGAACATTTGAAATCATATATTAAAGATAAGAGTATATTCTATAAAAATATATCAAAAATTACAATTGAATGCGTTTTAAATTCTTTAGATAATAAAAATATTAAAATAATTAGATTAAATAAGATTATGATATGATCTATTCTACCCAGTCCAAGGTGGACTTTTACGAAAGGGGTAGCGTTGCACGTCAAGGTGCGGGGTGATGGTAACGACATCATTTGAATAAAAAGGCCGCTAGAGATGCCGCAATAAACTCTGGAAGTCCGTATGGTACAATTTTTACAACTACAGCGGGTAGAAGAAGTTCTAAGTCAGGAAAGTTTGCTTATGAAATGTTTAGTACTGGAATGAAATGGACTGAAAAGTTATTTGATTGTTCTAGTAAAAAAGAATTAAAAGACATAGTTAGAAAAAACTCTACTGGTAGAGCCCCTATGTTAATTTTAGAATTTAATCATAGACAGTTAGGATATACCGATGAATGGTTAAATCGGAAAATAGAAGAGGCTATGGCTGATGAGATAAGTGTTCGTAGTGAATTCTTAAATCACTGGGTAGATGCGAATGCTTCATCACCTATTTCTAAGGAGAATATTGAAAAGTTAAATAAGTCTATGACCGATCCGTTATATACAGAAATATCAAAACATGGATATGTATTAAATTGGTATGTTACTGAAGAAGTATTAAACAATTCAATAAGAAATAATAAAATAGTAATAGGTTTAGATACATCTGACGCGGTTGGTAAAGATGGAATAGCACTTGTTATAAGAGATGTTAAAACAGGAGAAGTTTTAGGAACTGGTAGTTTTAACGAAACAAATTTAATT